TCTCGTCATAATTTTTGTTCTCTAATGTAATCTTCTTGTCGCCTTGATATAAAACTTCACAGGTTAATCTTTGAGCTGTGTTGTTTACAAGATTACCGAATGGTGCTTTGTATCTAATCTTAAATGTTCTTCTTATCTCTTGTGGTAGAGAATAGTTAAGTACAAATCTAGTAAAGTTTTGTGAGCTACTGGGTGACCAATGGTCTAACCCTTGACCACCATTAAAGTTTTTAAAGTATTCTTTCATTTGTTTTTTCCCTTTCGTTTTCCACATAGATACAGGTAAAATAACTTCTTGTCAAACCTTTTATATACTATATATACAACCTATTAGTATAACAAATAGGAGAATAATGACATTAGCAGAATGGCGTAAGAAACAAGGTATATCACATTATACTTTTGGTACTATGTTAGGTATCAGATCTATAAATCCAGCGACCAACTCGCAGAGATATTGTTTGGAGTCTAAAGAAAAAAGATTCCCTAAACCAAGAATGGTTAAGAAGATATTAGAGGTAACTAAAGGCAAAGTATCTTTGCAAGATTTGTATGAAGCATGGTGGACCTATGAAGAAAGTAAATAAGTTTAAATACAAACGAGTAAGAATTTATTGGCAGGACATTGTATCTAATCCAGAATGGATGACACTTGAGAAAGCAAAAGATCAATTATATTCCTGGTGTGAGGATACAGGTTATTTATTATATAAGGACCAGAAGAGACTTATAATTTTTGCATCACATAGCTTTGATGATGATGGTACACTAACAGTTGGCAACACTACAGTATATCCAAGATCTGTTGTCAAAAAAATAGAGGTATTAAAATGATTGATAAAGATAGAAAAAAAACATTAACAGTTATAAGTTTAGGAGCTGGTGTTCAAAGCTCTACAATGGCAATCATGGCAGCTAAAGGAGATTTTCCACCTGTTGATTGTGCAATTTTCGCTGACACAGGTTATGAACCTAAAGCAGTTTATACTTATTTAGAATTTCTAAAAAAGATTTTACCTTACCCTGTATATTTAGTTGAGAAAGGAAATATAAGAGATGATATGTTAGCTGCTAAAGGTACAACTAACTTTGTAGTAGCACCATTCTTTACTCAAAATAAAATCACAGGTAAGAAAGGTATGGTCATGAGACAATGTACAAATGACTATAAGATACAACCAATTAGAACAAAGATAAGAGAGCTTTGTAATGTTAAAAAAGGTAAGCACTTTCCTAAAGATAAGTATGTAGAACAATGGATTGGTATATCAACTGATGAAGCTGGTAGAATGAAACCTGCTAGAGACAAGTATATATTAAACAGACATCCATTGATTGAAGCAAAGATGTCAAGACAAGATTGTATAGATTATCTTAAAAAAGAAAAGATACCACTACCAGAAAAGTCTGCTTGTATTGTATGTCCATATCACAATGATGCTTACTGGCATTTTATGAAAACTGAAAGACCAAGTGAGTTTGCTGACGCTGTTGATTTTGATAAACAAGTTAGAAATATATCTCGTAAAGAAGATGAACAACTATACGCACATAGATCTTGTAAACCTTTGGATGAAGTAGAGTTTGATAAGAAAGAAGATGATAAACAATTAGATATGTTTAACAATGAATGCTCTGGGATGTGTGGACAATGACCAATGATAAAATGTTTGATGAGATAGGTTGTCCTGATGAGCTAAAGGAATGTAGACAAGAAATTAAACGACATAAAAAGCACATAGAAAAACTATCCAATCAGTTGCTAGACTATGAGAGAATAATAGAAGAAAAAGAAAACGAGATTATAATAATTAAAAACAGATAACTTATGGCTAGATGGACCTACGCATTTAGTAATGGCAGCTACAACGATTGGCATAGGAAATATGAGGGTATTGCCATGATTGATATTGACAGTATTGAATGTTGTCCACACTGCTACGAGCCACTTGCTATTCTTGAGACTTGTTATGACAAAGGACAGAAATATAAAGCTACAACCCTTGCAAACATAGTCGCTAGTCGCCTAAATATACCCTGTTTTTTGGTGTTCTATAAAAATCTGACACCTGATACCCTAACCTTTAGGATCAAGCGTATAACGAGCTGTGAGACAGAGTTTGAGGTTATGAACGAGAGCCAATGGGTGTCAATCTTGCTAGACCTACAAACTAATCATAAGAAAGTATGTAAGTATGGTAAAATTTAAGAGGTATTGGAATATGCCTACCCATAAAACATTTAGTATAAAACCATTTAAAGAATTGATAGACCATGAATTAAATAAAGATTATATTGATCCTTTTCCATATCCATATAAGCAAGACGCTATTGAATATCTTAAAACAATAGATGATTTATCTGTGAACGATTTAGTTTTTGATCCACCTTATTCACAAAGACAATTAAAAGAAATGTATTCTAGTAATGGTTTAGCTTTCAACCACCCAATGAATAATAGTTATTGGTCTAATTGTAGAAAAGAAATATCAAGAATTATAAAACCTGGTGGTAAGGTAATTTCTTTTGGTTGGAACTCTAATGGTATTGGAAAAAAGTATGGATTTAACATAATAAAAATTGTGCTTGTTGCACATGGTAGTCAGCACAACGATACTATCGCCACAGTAGAGGTTAAAAATGGACACAAGTAGAGGATTTTTATTTATAACTTATAAGTTGTACCACCACTTATCTAAATTAGATGGGGAACATAAGTCTCATTGTCTTAATGTATTTTTATCTGTGATGAAGTATGCTTGGAAGAAGAATGGATATGAGGCAAGATTAAGGCACGAAACTATACATAAAGATACAGGTCTATGTAGAACTACGATCAAGAGCTGCTTATCCACCTTAAATAAATTAAATGTTGTTAAATCTTTTAGAGGTAAATCTGGTAAGACTTATATTGTTAATGAGGTATTTCTTAAAGCTGAAAAGCTATATGATAATGTTAAGATAGCCGTTAAACAACCCTATGATAGCCGTTTTACGGCTACATTAGAAGAACAATATACATTATCTAATATAGATAAAATAATTAGTGAGAATAGAGGTAATCTTGATAACATAATTAATTCATTAGCCGTACTAGACCTGCCTGACCTTAAAGGAGATACAAAGAATGTTTATTATTGTAAACTAGCCATTCAGAGAAAGGAGGAACTGGCTCGTCAAAAAAATTTAGTAGATCCAAGAATAATACAAAGGGAATTGAGTAAGATTACAAAGGAAAAGAACTTCGCCTATAAAAGAAAGAAAGAATATAACATAAGAAATAATTTAGATTACAAGGGGAATCCTATTGGCAAAAATAAAGATTAGATGTGAGGCGATTGCCAAGCACTCTGGAAAAAGGTGTAAGTGTCTTGGTAAATTTATTCCAACTTCAAGAAGAATGTTGTGCGGATACCATAAAGGTGCAAAAAGCTGGGATAACAAGACTAAAAAATATAAAGGGTTATACAAGAATGAGAATATCAATATACAAAACAAGATTAATATATTAAAAAACTTAAAGAACTTTAAAGATAAAACAGAAAATGAAATCAAAGAGTATATCCTCCAGGAAAAAGAACGAGCTACTAACTCTCAACGATACCGAACAAAATACTATGCTCGGTCATTTAGTAGATGGAACAACCGCTTACGAGGTAGCAAAAGAACTACAGATCAAATTGAAAACTTTATACGATTACTTGGATCTAAACCCAAAGTTTAAGGACAAATTTAATAAAGCTCAAGAGAGAGGGATCAAGACTTTAGTTGAAAAGATGTGTGTTGTTTTTAATTCTGATGTCAAAGAGCTTACCAATGAAGAACTATTATTTTTAAGAGAGAAACAAAATTGGTTAAAGTTTGTAGCTCCAAGATTAAGCTCATTGTTTGTTGAACAAACTAAACAGGAAGTAAAACAGGATACAACCCTTAATATTAAATGGGAAAGTGAACCTGATTTGATTGATGTATCAGGTGATATAACTGATATACCACCTGATAATAAAGATTAATTTTGTTTTACTTCCCAATTATTATCTAAATCCTCTCTTGATTTAAACAAATGATTTACTGATATATCTGTCCATAAATAATCTTTCATTTCTTTAGGACTATTTACTTCTGGAATATCATTAAAAGTAAAACTACAACCACTTTGATTTGTTAATGTTATTTTCATATATTTCCCTTTGTTGTCTTTGTTTATAGTTTCTTATGATTGTCTTTGCCATAACTCCATTGGCACTCATAAGATTTAAGAAAGTTAGTCTAGCTAACTCCCTTAAATTTTGTTGTTGTTGTAGTTGTTTATTCATTTTTATTTATTGTAATAGTTTCTAATATTTCTTTAGCCATATCTACTTTAGCCAATAAATAATGGTCATGATAATCTTCACATTTATCAATACTATCTATTTCAGTATTATCTAGATGTTCTTCACATATTTGTTCTATTTTTTCTATTAGTTTATTTTTCATTTTGTTTTCCCTTCTATTTTTTTAAAATATTATAGCTCCAAGAATAAACCCTACTAAAAATATGATCCATTCAGGTCTATATTGTAGCTCTAATTGTTGCCATTCGTGTTTAGTTTTTCCAAAAATAATCATTGTTGTACCTCCTGGAACTCTTTTACTGTTTGATTTATTTCTTTTCTACTCATACCTATTTTTTGCATTAAGACTTTAGCATATGAATAATTTTTTTCTAATAAAAATTTTTCAATATCTCTAACCCATAAGTCAGTTAATGCTTTTTCTATGATCTTTATTGGTTTAGTTTTCATATCGCACCCCCCTTCAATTCAATTATTAATTGTTCTATTTGTGGTCCATGTTTTAAACCTAGATATATTATATAAAACATAGCCAGGAATAAAACATAATCCAAAAAGTTTAATATATTTTTAATCATTATCTATCCCTTTTTATTTTTGTTAGAGCTTTTGTTTTATTCTTTGCAAAAAATAACATATGCCAAACTGCTATATCATATGGTTTTTCTGCTGTTTTACAAAAGTTAAAAGATAAATCATCATCTTCATAATGTTTTTTTGTTCTAGCATTTTTTGAAAGAACAAATGTTTCATGGTGAAGATCACCTATAGCATTACCATTAAAAACAATTTCATCATTATTTTTTGTTTCATCAATAATAATACCTTGACAAACATCTTTTATATAGTCGTACTCTTCTTTTACTTTCTTCCACTCTTGATCTGTGAAAGATTTGTTTTGATACCAGTAGTTAGTATATCCCATTGTTTCCTCTTTCTGTTGTTTATCCAATTTGTATATTATAATATGTATATGAATTATATAAGACAGATTGACGCATGATAGTTTAGAATAATTCTAATGTAATTTAATTAAAAATAATACTTGTATGTAATTATATAATATGTATAGATTAGAAAACAAATAAACAAAGAGGTATAAAATGAGTAAAGGTGAAATGTTAATTAGTATGGTAGCTGGTGAAACTTGTATTAATCCAGGTTTATTAATGGAAGATAAAAAGTTTGTAGATCAAGCCAAAAAACTAATAAAAGATAAATTAGAGTTTATAGTTATAAAAGATAAACTTGTTAAATGGTGTAATAATAATTATTAAATAAATAATAAACAATTAAACCCCTGATGATTAATTTTATTGGGGGTTTTTTTTTGTGAAATCCTGGAATAAAGGATCTGGAAATATAATTGTTATTAAAGTTGCTATTCTTTTATTGACCGCAGCTGCGTTCCCTTCCCATAAAATTTCGGTCAACAATACTGACCAATCTATTTCCGATAATTAATAGTTATTGGAATAGCTATTGATAATCATAAGTTATCGTTAGTAATATTGTAGAGTTTAACCTACTTTTTTGATTTGCACATAGGGGGTATACCCCACAGAACGACCGCAGTTTATTATATATATATACATGGGACTCGAGGACTCCCTTACACACAGTCAGCTAGATCGCTGGACTCCCTTATCCACACACACATTCGCTTATTGCCAGACCACCAATAATAAACTAGATGTAGTATATGGACTACTTTGGATTAGACGATATAGAATCAGTTGCTTATGTTGATAAAGATAACAATGATGTTATTATAAAGTTTGTTGGTTTTCCTAATGAACTAGCTTCAACACTTTTTATTAACTATGTTATGTTATGTGTTGGCTTTGACTTTGAACCTACAGATAGTATGCCTAGTACAAAGATACACTAAATATGTTTTTCTACGAAAAGAAATAAATATGGACATCAAAATACCATACACCCCAAGAAAACATCAAGCTCACTTACACAAACAAATAGATAAACACAGATGGAATGTATTAGTTTGTCATAGAAGGTTTGGCAAAACAGTATGTATGATCAACCACCTAATTAGGTCAGCATTGCTGTCCAAACTCAAGAACCCTAGATTTGCTTATATTGCACCCACCTTCAAACAAGCGAAAAGTATTGCTTGGGATTATATGAAACAATTTACAGCAAAAATACCTTATACAAAATTTAACGAAACAGAACTAAGAGTAGATCTACCCAATGGCAGCAGAATAACTTTACTAGGTTCAGAAAACTCTGATGGCTTAAGAGGTATATACCTTGATGGTTGTGTGATTGATGAGTACGCAAATGTAAACAGTAGGTTGTTTCCAGAAATAATTAGACCAGCATTATCAGATCGTAAAGGCTACTGTGTCTTTATTGGTACACCTATGGGAATGAACAATAACTTTTATGAACTATACCAACACGCACAAGGTGCGGAAGATTGGTTCAACTACAAGGCAAAAGCTAGTGAGACAAAGATTGTAGATGAAGAAGAGCTAGTCAAGGCAAAAGAAGTAATGGGTGATAAGAAGTTCCAGCAAGAGTTTGAATGTGATTGGATTGCAAACATAGAAGGTGCAGTATATTCAGATGTACTTGGTAAGATGGAAGATCAAAAACAATTAACTAGAGTTCCCTACGACCCATCACTCCCAGTATCTACCGCATGGGATCTTGGGGTCTCCGACCATAGTGCTATTATATTTTACCAGCAGTTAGGCAAGAGTGTTAATATAATAGATTATCATGAAGAGAGAGGTCAAGGTTTACCATACTATGTACAAGTAATTAAGGATAAAGATTATGTTTACAAAGATCATTTTGCACCACATGACATTGAAGTTACCGACTTTGGTAATGGCAAGACCAGGAGAGAGGTCGCCTACCAATTAGGAATTAGGTTCAAGGTCGTACCAAAAATTCCACTAGAGGATGGTATACACGCAACCACCATGACCCTGCCTAGATGTTGGATTGATACTGACCATTGCAAAAAGTTAATAGATGCGTTAAGACATTACCACAGGAAGTACATTGACAAAAATAGAATGTTCAGATCGAAACCTGTACATGATTGGAGTTCACACGCTTGTGATGCAATGCGTTACCTAGCAGTTGGACTACAGGAAATTAATGATAGACAAACTGCTCCACAAAGTGTAGCAGATAATGAGTACAGGATTATATAATTATGGGATTTCTAAAACCAAGTATGCCACCGCTGCCACCAGTTCAACCTTTGCCAGAACCGCCTTCGGCAGAACTCTCGCAAGAGGAAAAAGATAGGATTGCAGCAGAACAGGCAGAAGTAGAAAGAAAAAGAAGAGGTCGTAAGTCTACAATTTTAACTGGACCATTAGGGGTTGAGCAAGAAGCAGAAACAGAAAAGAAAACTTTATTAGGATCATAATGAGCAGATTTGAAAAAATAATTAATAAAGCAATTAAAGATCCAAAAAATATTTTATTTACTAAATATAAAGTTTCTCCAAAAAATGTACAGTTAATAAAAGAAGCTTCTGACATTAAAAAAAAATATGGAAGAAATACCACAAGAGCTACAGCAATTAAAAAAGGATATAAAAGAAAAAAATTTGTATCAACCAATAATAATTATAAAAGTTTATTAGGATCATAATGTTAGAAAAAATTAAAAAGATATTTAAAAAAAAACCAAAAGTAAAAGCAAAAGCAAAACCTAAAAAAGTAGAAGAGGTTTTAGTATTAGCAGAAGATAAAACTTTTGAAAACGAAGTTAAAAAACCAGAAGTTAAATCTGAAACAAAAGAAACAAAATCAGAAACAACTTCATCATTAACCTTTGGAAAATAATATGGGATCAGTATTTAGACCATCACCGCCACCAACTCCACCTGCTCCAACTCCAACTGCACCAGAAGTATCACAGGCAACAGCAACAAGTATGGATGGTTATGATGCAAGAAAGACTAAAGCAAGAGGTAGATCAACAACAATTATGACAAGCTCTAAAGGTGTACAAGATGAAACATTAACATTAGGTAAGAAAAGTTTATTAGGATCATAATGGCAAGAACAGATTTAACTAAAGGATTACTATCTAGGTACGAAAAACTAGAAGGTCAAAGACAAAACTGGGAAACGCATTGGCAAGAAGTTGCAGATTATATGCAACCAAGAAAAGCAGATGTTACCAAACAAAGAGCTAGAGGTGATAAAAGAATGGAACAAGTCTTTGACTCATCACCTATACAAGCAGTAGAATTATTATCAGCATCATTACATGGCATGATGACTAATCCATCTACACCTTGGTTTACTTTAAGATTCAAAGATGAAGATATTGATAATGAAGATGAAGCAAAAATTTGGTTAGAGTCTGCAACTGAAGTAATGTACACAGCATTTAATAGATCAAACTTTCAACAAGAAATATTTGAATTGTATCATGACCTAATTACATTTGGTACTGCTGCAATGTTTATCGAAGAAGATGATGAAGATATTATTAAATTTTCAACAAGACATATCAACGAAGTATTTATTGCAGAGAATGACAAAGGTAGAATAGATACTATCTATAGAAGATTTAATATATCAGCTAGAGCTGCAATGCAAAAGTTTGGTGAAGCAGTATCTAGTGATGTACAATCTGCATTTAAAAAAGATCCTTACAAGGAAGTAGAAATATTACACGCAGTTTATCCAAGATCAGATTTTAATCCTAACAAAAAAGATAAAAAGAATATGCCATTTGAATCTGTGTATATTGAATTTAAAAATGGTAATGAATTATCTGTATCTGGATTTAGAGAGTTTCCATTTGTAGTACCAAGATATTTAAAAGCATCTAATGAAATCTATGGAAGATCACCTGCAATGACAGCATTGCCTGATGTTAAGATGTTAAATGAAATGTGTAAGACTACAATTAAAGCTGCACAGAAACAAGTTGACCCACCACTATTAGTTCCTGATGATGGTTTCTTATTACCAGTTAGAACTGTACCAGGTGGATTAAATTTTTATAGATCAGGTACAAGAGATAGAATTGAACCTTTAAACATTGGTGCAAACAATCCACTAGGTTTAAATATGGAAGAGCAAAGAAGAGATGCAATTAGAGCTGTGTTCTATGTTAATCAACTTCAATTACAACAAGGTCCACAAATGACCGCAACAGAAGTTATCCAAAGAAACGAAGAGAAGATGAGATTGCTAGGACCTGTATTAGGTAGACTACAATCAGAATTATTAAAACCATTAATTGATAGAGTGTTTGCAATACTACTCAGAAACAATATGTTACCACAAGCTCCAGAGTTTTTATCAGGTAGAGATATAGAAATAGAATATGTTTCACCTCTTGCTAAAGCACAAAAATCTACAGAGCTACAATCTATTATGAGAGCAATAGAAATATTAGGTTCACTTGCAAATGTAGCACCAGTATTTGATTATGTTAATTTTGATAATTTAGTTAAACACTTGGCAGACATAGTTGGTATGCCACAGAAATTATTAAAATCACAAAACGAAGTTAATGCTCAAAGACAACAAGCAGCACAACAACAAGAACAAATGCAACAAATGCAACAACTACAACAAGCTGCGAAAGCAGGAGGAGATATAGCACCACTAGCAAAAGCATTGCCAGACGAAGCAAGAGCTGTAGCAAATGCTGAAGTGGAATAGTATGGAAGAAAACAAACAATTAGAAAAAATAATTAACAGATTAAAAACAAATTATAAATACATATTCAATACAGACGAAGGCAAAGAAGTCTTGGTCGATCTTGAAAAAAGATGTCATTATCATTCTACCACTAATGTAAAAGGTGATAGCCATGAAAGTGCATATATGGAAGGTCAAAGGAGTGTACTTCTATTTATTAAATCAATGCTCCAAAAAGAAAATGAAAAAGGAAAATAACTATGTCAAGCGAACAGATAACACAGGAGACTGTGCCTGTAGAAACAACGACACCTACAGAAACAGTAACACCAACAACACAACCAACTACTGAAACAAAACCAGAAGTTAGTACAACAACAACTATAACAACATCATCTTGGAAAGATTCTATAAGCGAAGCATATAGAAAAGATCCTAACATTGAAAAGTTTACAGAGATAGATGCGTTAGCAAAATCTTATATCAATGCTACAAAAATGATTGGTCAAGATAAAGTTGTTATCCCAACTAATAATTCTACAGAAGAACATTGGGATGAAGTTTATGCAAAATTGGGTAGACCAGAGTCTGCTGATAAATATACTTTAGATGCTAAATCTGAAGTCGTAAACTTAGATGAAACTGCAATTAAATCTTTTGCAGAACAATCACACAAACTTGGTTTAAATAATAAACAAGCTCAAGGTATCTTGGAGTTCTATAAAAACAATATGGAAGGCACAGCTCAACAATCAAAGATTGATACTGAAACTGCTCAAGTTCAAGCTGAACAACAGTTAAGACAAGAGTGGGGTAGAGACTTTGAAGGTAAAGTAAAACAAGCTGGTGCATTAGCAAAAGCTAATATCAATCCAGAAGTTTTAGATATGACTTTATCAAATGGTACAAGACTTGGAGATCATCCAGAGATCATAAAAGGTTTTGCAAAGATAGCAGGTATGATGCAAGAAGATAAAATTGTTGCAACAGAAAGCGAAAATGCACAATCAGTTA